AATTTAAAAGACAACCCAAAAGTACGGCTAAGGATACACCCTTAACTCCTTTTTTATTGGAGGATGGTAGAAAGCGCGAGTTTGCGCCCGCACCTATGCGAGGTTTCACTGCTGTACATATAGGGTTAAAGTCTATGGTGCAGAAAAAGATGTGCTTTAAAGAGGATGTAGTTAAACTCTGTGCTGCAAGTTTTGCACGAACAATATATAAGGGTTTGCCTGATCGATTTAAGGCAGAACTTAAGGAACCCATATGTTTGCGGGCAGCATTGAACGGTGTACCAGGAACTAAATTTGTAGATTCTATGAATTTTGGAACTAGTGCTGGTTATCCTTATAATAATAGTAAGCGTAATCATATAATACGTATGCCTGCCGATGATATTTGGCAACATCCAGTCGAATTAACTCCCGAAATTAAGTTGGAAGTTGAAGAGTGTTGGAATAAAATGATACAGGGTATTAGTTCAGCACCCGTGTTTATGCAACATCTTAAGGACGAAGCACTACCTTTACGTAAAGTGGTAGCAGGTAAGGCCCGCCTTTTTATGGGAGGCCCAATGGCTTGGAATGTGTGTGTTCGCATGGCTCTTTTGCCTTTTGTGCGTGTAATGCAATATAACAAGTACCTCTTTGAGTGTGCTCCGGGTACAAATGCGACTTCCATTGAATGGACTCGTATATATCAATACCTGACACGTTATGGTGTGGACAGATTGATAGCCGGTGATTTTGAAACTTTTGACAAGGTTATGGGATCATTGGTTATTATGGAAGCTTTTCGTACTATTCGTATGATATTAACGTGGTGTGGTGCAACTCAAGAACTTTTGAATGCTGTTCAGGTTATAGCTGAAGATGTCGCTTTCGCCTTTTGTAACTTTAATGGGGATCTTATGCGATTTTTCGGATCAAACCCATCAGGACACCCGCTTACAGTTATTATCAATTGTTTGGTCAATTCCATTTATATGAGATATTGTTACCATGAATTGAATCCAGCTAAGGAGGTGGATACCTTCCAAGAAAATGTTAGTCTTATTACATATGGTGATGATAATGCTGCAGGTAGTCGGGTTGATTGGTTTAATCACACCGAAATTGCACGCATTTTGTCTGAGGTTGGTATAGGGTACACGATGGCAGATAAGTATGCCGAAAGTGTTCCCTTTATTATGATATCTGAAGTTTCTTTTTTGAAACGAAATTTCAGATATGAACCTGAATTGAATGCATATATGGCTACATTAGATCCCAAGTCTATATGGAAGAGTCTTATGATTTTCATACCCAGTAAAACAGAAAGCCCTCAAAAGCAAACTGTCGATATTGTGCGATCTGCTGTAGCCGAGTGGTTTTTCCATGGTCGGGAGAAGTTCGAGGAACAATCAATGTACTTACGTAGGCTTCTAGATAGAGCTGATTTGTCTTGTTATATAGATGATGGAGTTTTCCCTACTTGGGAAGAACTTAAAGAGCGCTTTACGGAAGCATCGCAGGCTTATCTTGATTGTGAACCTGAAACCACCCAGAATATACTGGGTAAATTTGTGTGGTCGTCATAAATTGGTGGCCACGCGCCTCGGGGGGGCGCCAGATAAATACCCCTGGTGCGCACCTATGGGGTGGTGCGATAACAGAAAACCCCATGTTATATAAGGCGTAAGTTATGGCGTCTTGGTGGAAACTAAACCAAACAATAGCATGCATGTGTAGTTACTGCTTCCAATAAAACGATTTTGTGATTTACAATTAGAAGAGCGTGGACATATGCATATTACTCATTTCGGCGTTCCCGGAAGTTCCTATTTAGGAAAGGTGCCAGTTAGTCGCCAATTTCACAAAATATATCATCCCTTATAGATGTAAAGGATGATGAATTTA